CCTCAATATAGCGGGGGGGTGGTGTATTCTATAAATAGGGGGTCATTGATTTGGTTATATGTGTAAAAAGAACATATATGTCATATAGATATAAAAGCTCATTATTGTTGGGACATATTGAGTTAACACAAAAGCAAGACAAATTTCACAAGATAATGCGGAGTCCCAAAACTCGGGTTGTTTTTATTAGCGGTCCAGCAGGAACAGCGAAGACATTCTTGTCTGTTTACACAGCATTATACAAGCATAACGAGGACAACCAGCTTAAGATACTATATTTGAGGAGTTTAGCTGAGAGTGCGGAGAAGGGGATAGGTTTTCTAAAAGGAAGCATGGATGATAAATTTAATCCGTATATGGGTCCGCTGGAAGACAAGCTTGATGAGTTACTAAACCAACAAGAAAAAGACCAGATACATCATCGCAATGCGCTAGATGCAGCCCCGATTAACTTTCTCAGAGGAGCGACATGGAAAAACAAAGTTGTGATTGTAGATGAGGCCCAAAATATGACGGTAAAAGAAATAACTACAATAGTGACGCGAATAAGCGAGGGGACCACCTTATTCTTATGTGGGGATGTTATGCAGAGTGATATTAGATCTGCGGGATTTGAGAAATTCTGTGTAACTTTTGATGACGAAGAGAGCGAGGGGTATGGCATATACCATTTGCAGTTTACCAAAAAAGATATCATGAGAGATAAAATTATTAGTTATTTGGTAGATAAAATTGAAAAAAGTGATTTAAATAAATAAAATTAGCCATGAATAAGGTTTTCTGTGTATCGTGTGGATTTAAGATTTTGTATGAGGCTTCTAAGCCTAAGTTTTGTTCTAGTTGTGGGAAAAGTGTAGGGGGCACTGTTCGCGCCGCCGTAGAAGAAAGTGAGGAGAGGCAAGAACGAGACATTGATATTAACAAACTTAAAAAAAGTATTTCTATCGAAAATTCTTTTGCGAAGACTTCTTTAAAAGACCTTTGGTCTAATCCAGCTCCCCCAAGCGAGAGGGGCGAGTTTGTAAGGCCCGCTTCTAATGATCCTGAGGGGCAAGACCTTTTAGATAAGACAGTTACAGATTGCTCTTCTTCCCGCATGAAGGATGTCGATGAATGAAGACTTCGATAGCCAGCATGATGCTATAGAGGATCTTTTAAAAAAATATAGGCCTAAGTGGCAATTAAGCGCATTGGCGTGGATAGACTACGATGATGTCTGCCAAATAATTCGCTTTCATATTTACAAAAAGTGGCACCTCTGGGATCAAACGCGACCGTTTAAGCCTTGGGCTTCAATAATTATATCTAATCAAATAAAAAATTTGATTCGGAATAACTATTCTAGTTTTGCAAAGCCTTGTCTACGTTGCCCTCATAACATGGGGACAACTGCTTGTGATTTCACAGAAACCAGAGAACAAGACATAAGCTGCTCTGATTTCAGGAAATGGAAAAAAAAGAAAGAAAAGGCTTTTAATATAAAGCTTCCTGTAGCCTTGGAAGAAGGAATTGCTTTGGGGACGGCGAATTTAAAAGATTTTGTAAATTATGCACAAGCTTCTGAAAGACTGCATAAACTTGTTATGGAGCAATTAAACGAAAAGCATAAAAAAATATATTACATGCTTTATGTGGAGAACATAGATGAGAATGAGGTAGCAGAAAGATTTGGGTTTAAGGCTGACGCTGCGAAAAGAAAAAAACCTAGATATAAACAAATGGCGAACTTAAGGAAGAAATTTTATAAGATAGCAGTTACAATAATGGACAACCACGATATTTTATGAATGAGGTAGAACTAACAGAAGACCAGAAGGCTCAAATAGAAGAGGAGTTTAAAAAGAACCCCGATTTAAAACGTATTACTCAGAAGGTTTTCGAAGATAAGGAATTAGATGGCCGCTCCAAAGAAGGAAGAGCGATACGAGCGTTTTTAACTAAAAGCAATTTAGCTTATACCACCACTTTAGCAGAAAGAGTGGAGGGGATAACCTTAACATCTGACCAAAAGCAATTCTTAGCAAGCGACAATGTGGAAAGAGGGATGAATGCTTTAGAAATTACAAAATTAGTTTTCAAAGACAGAGATATTCTTCCCCTTAGTCAATCTCATAGGACTGTCATGGAATTTTTACGTCGATATAGACCAGAAATTGTCGATGACAATGAAATGTTGACTAATGATAAGTGGTCACCACCAAAATCTCTCTCTAGGGCGATAAAAAAAGTGAATGACTGGGCTGGGGTAAGCTTTGATGAGTTGACCATCCAAACAAAACAGAAAAAAATGTGTGAGAGGCTTTTATTTTATTTAAAAAGCCCTAGGTTCGTTCATTTTATTAATCAATACTCAACATTAGGGGATAGGGACTTATTTGAGAGTGAATATGTTAGAACGGTTTGGGATAAACCTGATTTAACAAACGATGAATTAAATTTGTATATTACCGTCTGCACAAACTATGTTAGGCAGAAGCATATCCAACAAAGAATCGACAAACTCAACGCCATGCTCAATGACACAGATAATGAGCGAGATTTAACAATGCGTCTTACTGAGATTATAAAGGCCACCAGCGACGAGCTGAACCAATGTGAGAAGAGGATCGAATCTTTGACCAAAGACCTTAACGGGAGCCGTCAGGCGCGTTTAAAGGCAAGAGGGGAACAGAATGGGAGTATCGCCGCTCTGGTTGAAGCTTTTCAAGAAAAAGAAGAGAGAGACCGAATGATTTTGATGGCAGAAATGCAAAACAAGTTAATTGAGGACGAGGCCGACAGACTTGAGACGATGGATGAATATAAGGCTCGTATTTTGGGAATATCGAAACAAGAATTGTTATGACAGAATTTAGTTGTCTTGAATGTGAAAAAACGTTTGATAATAAACGCAGCTTTCATTTGCACTTAAAAGCACACGCTTTGACTATCGGAGATTACTATGTCAAGCATTATGACAAAAGAGATCTTTATTCAAAAGAAAAGATCCCCTTCCGTTCTTATGATCAGTATTTTAGAGACAACTTTATTGATTATGATAATTTTGTTTTATGGATGGAGTCTGCTCCAGAATCAGAAGTCAAGAAATATATACAAGAGAGAGCAATCGACAAATTCAAACACAAGGGAATAACAATTTCGCCTCCGAATCTCTTTTATGATTTGTCTGAAATGGCCAATATTTTTTATTATAAAAAGTTTTGGGGATCTTACTCTAATTTCCTTGAAAAGGCTAATATAGGGAATTATTTTAAAAACAATTTACCAAAGAACTTTTGGGACCATAATTGCGAAGAGCTACCCATTTTTGTAGACACCAGAGAGAAGGCTCCCTTGAGTTTTAATAGGGGTGTGATTAATAAATTAGATTTTGGGGACTATACTGCGGGAGGAGAATATTATTCTAAGACCTTTGTGGACCGAAAGGCTCAAGATGACTTTAGACAGACCTTTGGCAAAGATATAGAAAGATTTAGGAGAGAGATGGATAGGTGTGTTCAATTTAATTCTTATATGTTTGTTGTAGCAGAAACAACCATAGAGAAATTAGAAGAGCACAATAAGGTTTCTAAGTTTAAGTCTAATCTTGGTTATTTGTGGCATAATGTCCGCAACCTTATGATAGACTACCCAGAGAACCTGCAAATTGTATTTGCTCATAGTAGGGCTGGGGCAAAGAAGCTAATTCCAAGAATTTTATATCATGGTTGTGCTTTATGGAACGTAGACTTACAATATTTTATAGAAGAGCGAGTAAATGTCTTGGACAAAAGGAAAACAAGGATATCGGTTTGAGCATTCTTCGAGTGCTTTAAACGAAGAACTTAAAGAGTTAGAGGGAGGCATCAGAGAAGAAGATGCTAAGTATCTGCTTTATAAGTTTTTAAGGAATAATATTTCATTCACATCTGAGTTATTTTTGGGAATAAAGTTATTTCCATTTCAGGCTATGGCTATTAAGGGGATGATGGTGGCTGACTACTCTATGTTTGTCTTTTCTCGGGGTATGTCGAAGACATTCTCTACTGCTGTATATGTTTTACTAGAGTGTCTGCTTAATCCGAATGCCAACATAGGTGTTATTGCAGGTAGCTTTAGGCAATCAAAACAAATCTTCCAAAAGATGGAGGATATCATGAGTAAGCCCGAAGCAAGCTTATTAAAAGAATGTGGCTTTAAAATAACTAAAGGAACTGACCAATGGACATTAACTTTAGGTAGAGCAAGAGCAATCGCTCTTCCGTTAGCTAATGGTGAAAGATTACGTGGATTTCGATTTAACAGGATTGTGTTGGACGAATTCCTTACTATACCCGAAAAGATATTTAATGAGGTTATTATACCTTTCCTTGGAGTGGTGGAGAATCCTCAAGAAAGGGAGGAGTTATACAATCTAGAATCCAGATTAATCGACAAAGACGAGATGACAGAAAGGGAGCGGTATATTTGGCCTAACAATAAGTTAATTATTCTTTCATCTCCATCCTTTAAATTTGAGTATATGTATAAGCTTTATAAAAAATATGAAGACTTGATATATGGGCATGACATAACAGAGGATGTCCAAGAGGATGATTTTAAAGATGACGCATATAGGTTGATAATGCAATTGAGTTATGACTGCGCCCCTCAAAGGCTCTATGATCAGAATCTGCTTAAACAAGCTAAGGCGACCATGAGTGAAATGCAGTTTAAGAGGGAGTTCGGCGCTCAATTTGTAGACGAGAGTGACGGTTACTTCAGACTCTCTAAAATGGCGGCTTGCACCATACCTGATGGAGAAATGCCTGCTGTCGAGGTGGTGGGTAATCCAAGTGGTGAATATTTACTTTCTTTTGACCCCAACTGGGCGGGCAACACAAGTGCTGACCATTTTGCCATGCATGTATTCAAGATTGACAGAGATTCTCAAAAGATCTGCTTAATTCATAGCTATGCAATAGCAGGAGTTTCTCTAAAACAGCATATGCAGTATTTCTTATATCTGATTCAACATTTTAATATTGTTGGTATGTGTGGTGACTATAATGGCGGTGTCCAGTTTATTAACTCCTGTAATGAGAGTGCTTTATTCAAAGAACAAAATATAAAAATTGGCGTTATCGAGGTTGACTTAGAAAAACCTGAAAATTGGCATTCTGATATTCTATCTTTCAAAAACCAACTTAATGTTAAGGATAGGAAATATTGTATCTTAAGAAAGCCCACTTCTAATTGGATTAGAAATGCTAATGAGATGTTACAAGCGGCGATAGACCACAAAAGAATTTTATTCGGGGCTAGGGCAGTGGACACTCACTTTAACGAGCAAAGAAAAAAGAATATGCCCATAGATAAAATTAAATGGGATATAAAGGCACCCTCGGCCTCTAAGGGAGCAATGATGATTGATCTTATAGATCATCAAAAGTCAATTGTTGAATTAACTAAAACTGAATGTGCCAATATCGAGGTTATCGCAAATCCGCAAGGATCTCAGTCATTTAATCTGCCTCAAAACTTTAGAAGGCAAAAAGGCCCACACAGAGCAAGAAAAGACTCTTATTCTGCTTTAGTTTTAGGGAATTGGTTTGCTAAGGTTTATTTCGATTCTGAAAACGCTTCTCCAGACAGAAAACCCGAAGGCACTTTTATTCCATTTGCAATTTGAAAAGTTTCAAAGTAACTTTTATAACTTTGGTGTAAACTTTGATATGCCTCGGAAATATACTAAAAGATCAGAATACTGGGAAAACCTAAAGAAGAAGGAGGTTCCTATAGAAGATTTATTAAAATCTCAAGAGGAAGACGAATTCTTACCCCAGTTAATTGGCGAGTCGATTTATAGTTCTAGCGAGGCGTCTAGGCTCAGCGGTCCAACAGCAAGAACCGCCTCACGAACCAATAGGGTTGCAAGATCTGGTGTAGGAGGAAAATTTGATAATATTGAAAAAGGTATATTGCCTTTTAATTATTCCAAGGATTCCGCTGACGTTAGCGAGTCTATTGAGCTTTGTCAGAAGGCTTATTTTAATATAGCCAACTTTAGAGGGACTATAGATCTTTTATCAGAATTTGCTGATTCAGAGTTATATGTGGAGGGGGGTAACGAAAAGTCTAGGAAATTCATTGAGGCGTGGCTTAAGAAAATTAATATGCATGATTTAAAAGCGCAATACTTTAGAGAGTATTATCGTTCTGGCAATGTTTTCCTTTATCGTATTGACGGTAAGATTCCTCTCAAAAATTCTCAAAAAATGCTGGACGCATATGGGGCAACCACCCGCAAGGAAATTCCTATTAGATATTTTCTTATTAATCCCACTGATATAGCTACAAAGGGGTGCGTTTCTTTTAGTGAGCATGAGTATTTCAAAGTTTTAACCGCTTTTGAGGTAGCGCGATTGAGGAACCCCCAAACGGAATACGAGGAGGAATTATTGATGTCGTTGCCTCCAGAAGCCCAAGAAGCGATTAAGTCAACAAAAGATGGGTATTCAACAGCTAAGGTTCAGATAAAATTAGATCCCAGATTATTACATGTTATCTTTTGTAAAAAACAAGATTATGAGCCAATGGCTGTGCCTGTGGGTTATTCTGTATTAGATGACATCAACAGAAAAATTGAACTGAAAAATATTGATCAAGCAATTAGTCGTTCTATAGAAAACGTCGTCTTGCTGGTGACTATGGGCAATGAGCCAGAAAAGGGGGGGATTAATCATAGGAACTTGGCCGCTATGCAGCAAATTTTCAAAAACCAAAGCGTTGGTCGGGTTCTTGTTTCTGATTATACCACAAAAGCAGATTTTGTTATTCCTGATATAAGAAAAGTTGTCGGACCAGATAAGTATATTGTTATTAATAAGGATATTGAAGATGGTCTCCAAAATGTCTTAATCGGTGACTCGAAATATTCTGACGGACATATTAAAATGAAAGTATTCTTCCAGCGGT